CCAGCTGTCATCATTTCTTCGTTCATATGCGTCTTAGTTCCTCTTCTAGATCAGGATCTGTTTCCAAGTCTGGAAGCATCCCTACTGGGTATTTATTCAAATAGATGAGTATAGTTTTTAGTATACTCCAATACTCCCTCTCTAATTTAAAAAATAAGAGTGGAGTCGCAGCTTCACCAAAAACATTGTATAGAATAATCAGATGATTTATAACGAGATGGATCCTTAACGGACCTCTTCGCACATAACGTTTCAAGAGTCTTTTAAGATACTTGAAACGTTTTATGTCTTCATCAAAGTCATCGCGTGTAACGCAATGAGGATTTTCATAATGCTTAATGGCGAAAAGAATGTATGTTTCATCATTCAGTTCGTCAAACTTCATTTATTATGTTGTAGTAATTGTTTTGGTAGAACCAGAACCACCTGCACCAATAGTATCGCCTAAGACGAATACCTTATCAGATGCTGTTGATGTGTTTGCATCAACGATTGTTCCAGAGATTGTTTGAGCACCAATAGTATGTACCTTACTTGCAGCAGCACATGTGAATGTAAATTCAACACGGTTTACGTCTGTCTGTGCAGCAGCAGTAGCAGTTATACTAGCACTATCTGTAGTGTTAGTAACTACAAGAGTAGCACCGTTAGTTACATCAACGAGTTCGTTGTAGATAACGATAACTGTTCCAGTTGCAGAAGCAGCGTAAGTTGACTCCTCAAAGAACACAGCAGTAATGTCTGCATTACCAACAGTGTTGGTTCCTCTACTACCTGCACCAACTAGACCATCAACTGAGACTAAAATTTCATCCCAGAATGAGGTCTTTGCAGCATTTTTATAGTGACGAAGAACCCATCCGTCTGCTGTTGCGAAGATATTCTGAGGATCTACCCCACTACCTCGTACAGCCCACTTGGGTTTCGCTTCATCTGCGTCAGTTACACCGTAAAGTGCCATGTTCTTATGCTCCTAAGATCGTAAAATTCCTATTATTATTTATAAGAATAGGGGTCTCTGAGACCCCTTTAAAATCGCTTGTGAGCGTGCTTACTTTGCTGCTAAAGCTTCTTTGACTTTTTCAAATAGAGCATCATCAGCAGTTGTTTTAGTAAGCTTTACTGCCTTTCCTATAATCAATAGGCAAATGTCTATAAGTTTTTCACCGAGCTCTGCATCATCAGGTATTTTTGCGACAGCAGAATCGATTACTTTGTATGCCAATGGCATTAAAAAAGAAAACATGATTTGATTCCAATAGTTCTACCTTATATAGGCTATCAGTCGTATTTTTTCTTTCCGTCCTTCATGTATCCAGATCCCTTTTTATCATAGAATCGTACACCTTTAGTTTTAGTTGTTGTATACAACTTGTTCTTTGCTTCCTTTCCCTTATCCATTACGTCCTTGAATTTTTTTCCTTTCGCCATCTTATGCTTTTCTGAAGCTTTAGCAATAAGTTCATTCTTTAAGGATGTAGTCTCGTCTATCATGTTCCTAGTCCACGTCCACTGTCATAGTTTTTCTTTCCACCATAACGTGCCATAGTTTCAATGTAAGACTTAGAGTCTTTAAACCCTCTCTTCTTAGCATCAGCAGCAGTTTCTTTCTTTTTGTCTGCCATGTCTTTATACTTGTTAGTTCCCACAGTAGACTTAGCACCTTTCACCTTAGGTTTCTGGTTGCTACCCTTTCTCATGATGGCACCTTTACCATACTGAGCAATAATCTTCTTCTTTACTATGTCAAGTGCAGTATCCTTTTCTGCTAAGATCGAAGTTTCGTTTTTGCTGCTTTGATTGCTTTCTTGAGAAACTTCTTTCTGACTACCATAGATGTTTTCATTGTTGTTCTCTATATATGCATCTTCTTTCTTTATCCTATGCATCAATTCTTTCTTTTTTGTCACAGGTAGGGAAGTTGTCATAATCTCAGGTGGCATTAATTCTGCTTTAGATTCAGATGTAAGACCTACGTTTGCTACCCTTTGCTTTTTTGCTTTTGGATTAGGTTTTGTAGCACAACACATCTCACTAAACTTAACAAGTCTAGATACTGTTGCTTTCTTTTCTGGATCGTATACTGACACTCTAGGTTCTTTCTTAGTGCCACCTTTAAAATCTTTATGGGTAGAAGCATACTTCTTCTTGCTCATAACCTCATACTTAGTCTCTTCATTCTTAGGCATTTTTGCACCAGACTTATGTCTATGAACACCTGCCTCATCTCTATAAGTTTCTCTTTCCCTTCTTGGTGTTACATAACCTACACCAGGTACTACTCCAGTTTTACCTGCATCTCTTGCTGCGTTTCTAGCTGCTGCTCTTTTTGCTGCTGCCTTTCTATTTCTATCGTATGAGGACATCTTCTCGAAAACAAATTCCTCATTCTTTGGTCTGCAATCAGGAACCAACTTACCACCCTTCATCTTCATGCCAACCTTCTTATGAGTCTTCCAACACTCTACGAAACGTTGAAATGATTCTCTCTTGTATGCAGGTACTTTAGCACCCTTCACACCACGACGTGCCTTGTGTTCTTCTCTACGTTTATCAATAGTCTTTCCTCTCTTACCCTCAGGGTCAAACATGCCAGGATCACCATGACCTGGTCCTGATCTTCGATAGTTTCTGATAGATGCCTTTCCGTAGTCACTACGTCCTTTATCTACCTTAGCTTCACTTTGAACATCAGGTCCATCATTCACATCTTCCTTCCTTCTTTTCGATTCGCACTTCATACAATCACAGTCTTCACCATGATTTTCTTTTACAGCTTTCTTAACTTTGCCACCCTTTGAATAGGGATGCATAGTAATAGGTGCACCATCCTCTAAAATATCCTTCAGTTGAGGATTAATTTTGACTTTGGTTTTCTTTTCGGAAAGAGATTTGAAAGATAGTAACATTACTTTTTCGCTGCTTCACGTTTTGCTTTTGTTTTTGCAAGGATTCTATCCTTTGCTTCACTTGCTGCTTTATTAGGACCATCATATGCCATTGCACCTTTTTGCATTCTTGGTGCTTTACCAAATGCTGCCATAGCACCTGATGGTTTACCAGATCCTTTGGTGATACCGTATGAAGCACCTTCTTCCATAGCAGCATCATAATCCTTAGAGATTTGTGCCACTCTTTCTAGTTCTTCTGGTGAGAGAGCATTGTCATCAGGATGAATCTCCTGATTTTCCTTCATATGATCGGCAGCTTTGTACATAGGTTTGCCATCCTTACCCTTCATACCTTTCTTATAGTTCTGGTATGCAGGTGTATTGCCTTTCTTATCAGCATTAGTTACAGTATATGCTTCTTTCTTCAATGCTTTACCGATTGCCTTACGACGCTTCATTAGATACTCATCAGATGAATCCTTGTCACCATCATTATCTACGTCACCGTCTTCTTTACCAACGGGATCGAGTTTTTTCTTCTCGTCAAATTGCTGCACTTTCTTGAGTGCATCTGACATATCAGGTAATTCTTCTAAATTCATTTTTTTGCAGTGACTTTCTCTTTTCTATTTATCTTTCTAATAAACTCTCCTGGCGTAAGTCTACGCATATAGTTGTCGAGTTCATCTGTTCCATGCTCACCTGCAGGTGTCCAATCAAAACCAAACCTATCATTTTTCTCAATCAAGTCTTTTAACCAAGAACGAAATATATTATCAGACTCATCAATAGAGATGACGTAATTGCTACCCCTACTAACAACCTTAGAAATGATCCCTGTGTTAACGTTTTCAACGAAAGTACCTACTGCGAAAAGATCGTTTTCAAAATATGCTTCCCTTAGACCTTGAGGATCTAACTTAGGAGCAATCTCATACAAATCATAGGATGCCTCAGCGAAATCGTCAAACGACTCCTTAACATTCATTGATTGTCTCAATGTAAGATATAGGGCTTCTTTATCTTTTTTTGATAATTCTTTAGAAACACCCTTACTGAATGTGTCGGAATCATCTTCTATCGCTGCTTTACGCATCTTGGATGCAGACATACCTTCTACACCTTCAGCATCAGGATCTCTACCACCTGCTGAAGTTACTTTAATATTTTCAAATGTATATAAGTCACCATTATACTTGGATGCTAATGAATTAAATTCGCTAACTCTATCACCACCAACTACTAAGTTAACTTCACTATATCCGTCTTGGTCTAGAGCAGTAAGAACATCAAAGATGGTACGCATCTCACTATTATCAACTATTGCGTTAGCATGATCTGGATATGACAACTTCATAAACTTAATTTTAGTGCCAGCATCAAGGGGATTCTTCTTAGCATCCTCTGTCCTTGATGGGTAAATTCTATACTCTCCACCAGATGACTTTGCTTCCCTTGCTACTCTATCAATGAGTCTCTGGTGCCCAATAGTCGGGGGATTAAATCTTCCAAAAGTAACAGATATGCTACCTTGATCGACCTTGCCCTCGCCTCCTCCAGTTTCTTCTCCTCCATTCTGTGTAGGTTCCTCC